AGATTTTCGATGATTCACCTTGAGTCATCCGTGTTACGGCTGAGTAGCAGAGTGGTTATGCACCGGATTGCAAATCCGTGAACGCCGGTTCGATTCCGACCTCAGCCTCCAATAGAAAAGCCCTGTAAATCGAAGATTTACAGGGCTTTTTCTTTAACTGCCCGCTGCGGGAGTTGCCAGGTTCGGCAACTTGCGCAGATGAGTTGGGGCTGTATATAGTCCAGCCCTTTCCGGGCGCATGCCTGGATACGCTACAACGCGCTGCCGCCCGGATGGCGAAATCGGTAGACGCAGGAGACTTAAAATCTCTCGCCCTTTGGGCGTGCCGGTTCGAGTCCGGCTCCGGGCACCACTTCTAAATCAATGGTTTGCCGTCCATTGACCTCCATTTCTCTCCTGTTGTTCCGGTCCGCAATTCTGGATTCGGTCCGCAATTACTTCGTCGGCGTGACCTTCTTGCCTCTCCGGTTCCGGATGTAGTGCTCGGTCATTGCCACCGTCGTATGCCCCAACTGGTCTCTGACCTTGAGGATGTCGCCGGTCGATTCCGACTTGTCGCTGCCGGCTTTCGCACGCAGATCGCGGAGCTGGAACGCCGCTTTTTCCACCCCGGCGGCTTCCCGAGCCAGGTCGAAGCGATCGCGGAGCATGTGCTTGCTCATCACCAAGCCGTCCGCTGAAACAATCAGACGAGTGGGCCTGACCTTCAAACCGGCCTTCCTTGCCTTGATGCGGTCGAGCAGGCAGGCCAACTCCCCCTCGATGACGATCCGCCGCTTCGCCTTAGTCTTGCCCTGGCGCAGATGCAGCATGCCGTCGCGGATGTCCCGCTCATCCATCGCCAGAACATCCCCCGGCCGCTGTCCGGTTAGGTAGGCAAGGTCCATGGCTTCCTGCAGGCCAATGTCGGCGTGCTGGTAAACCAGCAGGTAGAGGTCATCCTCGATGTAGACGTCGCGGCCGGCTTCTGGATTTCCATTGATGCCCGAGCAGGGGTTGGCCAGCTTCGTGTAACCCATCTTTCTGGCGTAGTTCCACATGTGGCTGAGCAGGGCCTTCTCGCGATTAGCGCTGACCGGCGCGTCGGAGCGCCACCGCATGTACTGGTAGACGTGCTGCGGCTCTATGCCATCCAGCGGGCCTGGCGGGTCGTCGAAGAACTCCATCAGCTTCACCAGGTACTGGGCGTCCTTCTTCTGGGTGCTGGGCGCCTTCTTCGGTACCACGTCCAGGAAGTACTGCGTGGAGACGTAGCGAAGGGTGACGACCTTCTCGGATAGGTTGTCGGCGTTCCGGTCCCGCTCCAGCTCGGCATACCTCATGATCGCCAGGCCGTAGTCGGACCCCAGCGGCACCTCTTTCCGAGGCTTGCCGCCGGCGTCGTAGTAGTAATAGGTCTTGCCGCTGGGCTTGGTTCGCTCGCGCAGGCGCGTCACAGCGCCCGGCTTCTTCGGTCGTCTTCCCATCAGCTGGCCTTCCGCGGCGTCCATTTCGGGGGTTCGGTGACCTGCCGGCCATTCGTCGGCAGGAGGTTGGCCGAAATCACACACGGCCAGCCGTTCATCTTGATGGTGTGCTTGATCCCGTTCTGCTTCAAGACGCGCACCTGGCCGGCCTTCGTCCGGGCGCCGGTGAGCTGGCAAATCTCCTCATGGGTGAGGAAGACGATGGGTTCCATGGGCAATACCTCGTCGCGCCGGCGCTGCCGGCGGGGATTGGATGGGGTGTAGGGGCGGGCCGGGACGAAATGCCCGGCGCGCCTAGGAATGGCGGGGCTTCTGCCGTAGGAGCGAGCTGGCTACCCGGGCGCGCCCTTGTTCGGTGGGAGGTCACTGGTGGTAGGGATGCGACGCGCCTCGGAATCGACCTGGTACATGCCGCCACAATGGCAGGAGAACTGCTCTCCCAGAATCTCCTCGGCGTCGTAGAAGCCCAGGCCTCGGACACTTTGGCAGTGCGGGCACCGACAGATCAGCTCGCCGTCGACGTCCCGGCTGTAGTGATGCACGTCGTAGATGTACTCGTCGGCCATCATTCACCTCCCTGCGCCTTGCGCAGAATCCGCTCGTGCTGGGCGACGGTCATCAGCGACTCAGCGCCGTACAGGTTGCGGTCCAAGTCATTTGGAATGGCGCCCATGTTGGGGAAGCGCATTTCAGCGTGGCTACCCTTGGTAGGCCAGCGCAGGTGCGCCACCACCTCCGGCCTCTCCAGCTCCGGCGCAGGGGAGGGTTGCGCCAGGGCGGCGCGGGCTTGAATGACGGCCAGCGCTTCACGGAATTGCTCGATGTACTGCTCCTGCGTTGAGCCCCAGCAGCTCATCAGGCATACGTCATCCGGCTCGCAGCCTTCATCCTCCGGCTCATCTGACGGCTCGCCTGGGACCATGAAGAACTCGTGCTCGACCGCGTGCAGAAGATCGGAAAAGTGCTTGGTGTTCTGGAAGTTGGCGATGAGCACCGACACAGGATGGCTGTAGTGCAGGCCGATCACGTCATAGACGCGCTTCAGGTCGGGATGCAGCTCCCCCTGCGCGCCCTCTGCCTGCTCGGGGTGCTCATCATCGTTAACCCATACGGAGAACTTCCGCAGGATTGCCTCGTTGCGATCTTCTGCGGTCTGCTCCCCCTGCTGCGAGGCGAGGAAGGTGTCGATGCGCTCCATCACCTTCGCTTTTGTGCCAGTGGCCGCCAGCGTGGTCGGCTTCCAATCGGTCAGTACGGCAGCGCGAATTGCGGCCACAAGATCGATGGCCTTGTTCCAGTTGCACTGGGCAGCAGTGTGCCCGCCCGCACCGCAGAGGGTGCAGGCTTGTTGTTCGGTCATGGCTCAGCCCTCTACGGGGTATTGGATGGTGCCGCGCTCTCCCTGGCGGGAGTTGATGCCGGCTTGGATCAGTTGGCGCCCGAGCTGGATTGCTTGGTCGGGATCGAGTTCGGCGCCGAGTCGGGGCAGCCCATCGATCACCATGTAGGGCTTGCCGTCGACGCCATGGCGGTGCTCGACGGTCAGTTGGATGGCTTGCATGGTGCTCGCTCCTGGAGGACAGGCCTGCAGCGCAGGCAGTCGCATTCGGGGATGGGGCGGAGGGTTCGGCGGCAGAAGGTGGGGCGGGTCATGCGGCCGCCGCCTGCTGCTGGAGCTGCAGCGCCTGCTGCACAGCCTCAACGATGCGTGCCAGATACTGGCGCTGGGTGGGGACCATGGCGTGCTCGCTGACCGCGTAATGCCACTCTTCGCCGAAAAGCTTGGTCAGCAGCTCGCTGGCTTCAGCGCTGTACATCAGCCCTTCGCCGGTTTCGAAATTCGACAGGTCATCCGCTGCGTCGTAGAGCTGTCGGGCCTCTTCCTTGTCCAGGGAGAAGCACTCCCACTTGGCGGTACGCCCGCGGCGACAGTCGAGGATGCAGCGGCGGGCGGCGGCCTCAAGGGCCTTCCCGTCGAAGACCTCGCGGTCGATCTCGGCGCCGCGCGCCAGGCAGCCAACCAAGTAGTCGACGCTGGCGCCGGTGACGAACTGCGACACGAAGCCAGGCCCCATGCTTCCCCAGTACGCGGACCAGGAGTCACCGAAACACTCGATGGTGATCTTGCCCGCGCGGGTGATGTAGTCCGGGTTGTCGGGCAGCTTGACGTTGCGGCCACCCAAGTCCTCGATGAACACCGTGATGGGGTCCAGGCGGTCGGCGCCGGTGATGGTCAGCTTCGTGACCTGGGATGCTTCGACGTTCATTGTTGATCTCCGGTATAGGTCCGCCAGTGCACTTTCTTGCCGGCGACGAGGAATCCCCATTCGCCTTGCCAGGGGCTGGTGATGAAGAGGGTCCAGACGCCGACCTCGGCTACCTGGTCGATGCGGTGGTACTCGCCGTGGCGCAGCTCGGCGGTGTCGCCGGCCTCGCGCTTGATGAACTCGGTCACCTGGGCGCCGGCCGGCGCGTCGACGATGGCCAGCAGGTGGTCGTCGGCCAGGCGCTGCTCGATGTACCAGCCATCCAGGATCACGGTGCGGGCGTTCCACGGGTGGTCGTGCAGGTCGCGATCCTCGTCGGCGCGCATGATGTGGTGGACCCGAACGGACCACGGGAACCACCAGAACCGAGCCCGATGGGTATCGCGGTCGTAAGGGTTGAACAGCCACCAGCGGCCCATGTAGGTCTCGGAGCCGTCGGCGGACATGATGTGCTGGTAGGGAGTGCGGCCGGCGCGCTGGATGATCCAGCCGGCGACAGCGGGGGTGGCCAGCAGCTTGGCCAGCAGGTTCCAGATGATCTGCTTCATTCGTCATCATCCTCTTCGTCAGGATGGCCAGCTACCTGCAGCGGGAACTTGCTGATCCAGCCCTGAGCAACCACCAGGCCGATCCGGAAGCCCTTGAGCATCTCGCCGGTGAGGGCAATCGCGTCATCCTCGCCAAGGCGGATCTCCATGTCGGCCGGCGCGCCAAGGATCTTGTCGAAGCACGCCAGCTTGTCCTGATGCCACTGAACCAGCACATCGGCCACGCTCTTCAGCTCGGTGTTGGAGAAGAACACCTCGAGCATTTCGCGGAGCTCTTCCTTGGCATCGTCGGCGTGCTCCAGGCGTCGCCGTTGTCGAAGGGGCCTCCCACCAGCGACCAGGCGCTGGCGAAGACCTGGGCCTGATCCATGACGGAGCTGATGGAGATGATGTTTTCTTCGGGCATGACTTCGTCCTCGCGCCGTAGTGGCGCAATGGCATGGAGTGGGGTAGGTTCGGAAAGCCCGGCATGAGGCCGGATCAAGGAGAGATTTGTGTCAATTGATGCGAACTACACGAACCTGATGAATCAAGCGCCAGATACCATTGATGTATATCTGGATGGCGCGATCACCTCAATCGACAAGCGCTTCGGTAAGGGATATGCCGCTGAGCATCCCGAGCTTGTTGCCGCGTTCATCAAGTCTGCTGCAGCTGACTTCAATAACGCGTCCATGATCATCGCTGTTCAGGAGGCCTCTGAGCGCATAGCGGGCGCTCTTGAGCTTGCCGGCCGCGCAATCCAGACCGGACTCGAATCCGGCGAAGGTCTGTAGAACATGGCGGCCATTCAGGCCGCCATCTCTGCTTTTCTCCGCAACTTCCACGGATCATTCGCCCTTGCAATCGCCGCCATGGTTCCCGGGCTCACGCTGTTGCCGCACATGTGGACCTGCTCCGACAGGTTGAACTCCCGCCCGTCGTGGCCGCGGTCGATGATGTAGCTGTCCGGGAAGCCCTGCGCGCGGTACAGCTCGCGCGGCTTGAGCATGCGAAGGCGGATATCCACGATCACGTAGGGGCTGCCGCTGATCCACACGGTGACCAGGGCCAGGCGGTCCTTGGTCGTGATGGTGGTCAGCGGATCGTCGAGCGCAGCCCACTGCCCGCCAGTGGAGTGGTAACGCATCAGGAAGGCCGATACCCATAGCGCGCCGTCCAGCTGCTCCGGCGTCAGGCTGGCGCCGACCATTTCCGCGCTGACCACGCCGTGATGTTGACCGCCCGCGCTGATGGTTTGCAGGGGCTCGTCAGCGCCGCGCGCATCGCAGTTTCCCCGCAGGTGCAACAGGTGAGCGGCGACGAGTGCGTGGTGGTCGTTGCCAGTCTGCGTGCCCAGCGGCGCGTCCACCGGCCCGCCGTGTGAGCCCTTGCGCAGTGCCACCAGGTGGGCGGTGGCCAGCTGCTGCTGACTGCCCTTGTTGGTGATGGTGCTCATCGGGGTTTCCATCGCCCGGCAGTGGGTCGTGTTGTAGCCGCCGTTCGCCTGGACCATGAAGGCCGAGGCAATCGCGCGGTGATTCTCGGTCATGACCGTGCCCAGGGGCTGGTCGACGGGCACCGGCTTGCCGCTGTAGTTCGGGCCTCCGGTGCCGACCAGAACTGCGGACGCCACAGCATGCTTGATGCCGCCGGCAACCACCGTGCCCAGCGGCTTGTCTACGCCGGGGACTCTCAGCGCCTGTCCTTCCCGCTCGCCATAGCCAACCTGAATCAGCGTTGGCGAGGCCAGTGCGAACGTGCCACCCTTCGGCCAGGCAGTGACGGTATTCAGCGGCTTATCCACAGGGTGGATTGCCTCGCGCGACCAGTTGGCGATCGGCACGATGAAGGGCTGCTTGCGCTGCAGCACCTCCTTCTCGATGCCCTTGGCGATGCGGCGCATGGTCGCCTCCGCCAGCGGGCGCTTCCGGCCGCGAATGGAGTTGCCGAGGTCGCTCCAGTCGATGCACTCGGCGGCGGTTCGGTAGGCCTTCATACCCTTCGCGGGCTTCGCCGCGTGGGTCTTCTCAGGTGCCACCGCTTCGAAGTCATCGGCGGTGGCCACCATGTACAGGCGCTGGCGGCTGGTCGGGTCGCCGTAGTCGCAATTCCGCTCGACCCAGTGCTCGACCTGGTAGCCCAGGCCGATCAGCATCTGGCGGAAGTGCTCCCAGCTGCGGCCCTTGGGCTGACCGTGGCGCAGGAACTTGGTGTGGCGCTTGCGGCGGCGCGCGGCGCTGCCGGTGATGGCCCCGCTGTCCGGAACCAGGAACTGCTCGCCACGCGGTACTTGCTCGCCAGGCGCAGCCACGGTGCCGTCGAGCTTCACCACCCGTCCGGTCTCCTTGTCGCGCTTCGCCACCAGCGGCCCCCACTGCAGGATCTGCTTCACGTTCTCCAGGCTGATCACCCACGGGCCCTTGCTGGCGCGGCGCAGCTTGCCGGCCCACTTGATCACCACCCAGGACAGATCGCGGATTTCCTTCTTGCGCGGCTGGCCGCCGGCCGCCTGGCTGTGATGGCGGCAGTCCGGCGAGGCATGCAGCCAGGCCACGGTTTTGCCGCCCGTGCTCTCCAGCGGGTCGACGCCCCAGACGTCGGTCTGGTAATGCGCCGCGTGCGGGTGGTTGGCCATGTGCATGCTGATGGCCGCCGGATTGTGGTTGATCGCTAGGGCGACCTGACGGCCCAGGCCAATCTCCAGCCCGGTACTGGCGCCACCGCCACCTGCGAACAGGTCAACGATGATGGCGTCGTCCGACTCATCCAGGGCGAGGCCGAACTGGGTTTTGAAGTCGAGCGGAGAGGGCTTCTTCAGCGAGGTCATGGTTTCTCCAGGTAGAGCGCCGCCGCGCCGCAGGTGCAGCGGATGGCGTGGTGATGGGGTTATCGCAGGCCTTGGCGTTCGGCTTGGCGGATGCGTGCGCGTAGGTAGTGCACGCTGATACCCAGGCCGCTGGCGATGTGGTGCCAGTTGTAGCCGGCGGTGTGCAGCTCGTAGGCAAGGGCCAGCTCGGTGTTGCCAAGCTTGCCGTGAGGGTCGCGGCTCATCAGAAAGGAACTCCGTCAAACTCCCAGGCTTCGCAACCCTGGAAGCGAACTTCTTCCGGTGGGTCTGACATGTACTTCAGGCATGTTTTTCCATGGCAGTGCTTGCAAGTGCTGCACTTCACGGGGATGGCCTCAAGCTGCCGCAACATCTCCCGCATGGCTTCCTTCTGGCTGTTCAGCTGCGTCAAATTCATATCCGACGATCTCCGGGTATTTGCCTGTCTCGTTCACCTGGATAGCCAACGGCTTGAGTAGCTGGAATCCATCACGAAGCCATTCGATGGCCTGCTCCGTACTTCCGGGAAGGAAGTCGAAGCCTTCTGGCTGGCGGCGAGTCCACCAGCGTTCAGCTTTGGCCCTGGCAAAGCCGTCATGACTCAGGCAAACCCACTCTTTGGCAACAATGCGCAGGCCGGACCAGTAGATGACGCGCAGGGTATCGGGCTTGCCCGGCTTGAAGTGTTGGGCGTAGTCGACGTTGGTGATGGGATGGCGGACAACAGCAGGCTTGCTTCCACTAAGGATGGCGGCATCTGACACCCCCTCGAACTGCTTGTCTTCCTCTTCGCGCAGGGTGTGGCCGCAGTCCGGACAAATGAGAGATGAGGCTGGCTTGACCTGCAGGCCGCAGTTCTCGCACAGGGCATAGGGAGCGCCGAGGCCGCCACCCGAACCACGCTTTCGGCCCCGGATCTGGTCCAGCGGGCCAAGTCGCGAAGTCGTGTCCGAGAAGTCCAGCCACAAGCAATCTGATTTCCCGGGCGCAATGCGAAGGCCGCGGCCAGCACCTTGGCAGTACAGGACCGGTGAGCGTGTCGGGCGCAGCCAGAGGATGCAATCGACGTCTGGTACGTCGAAGCCGGTTGCCAAGGCAAGCACGGTGACAAGGCAGCGAATGTGGCCGGCGCGGAAGCGGGCTATCAGTTGTTCGCGAATAGGCTTCTTGGTTTCTCCGGTAACGACTTCGCAGGTGATCCCGCGATCGCGCAGAAGGTCGCGAAGCTGTTCGGCGTTGGCCACCGTGGCGCAGAAGGCAATCCACTTGTTCCGCTCGGCGGCCAGGCGGACTGCCTCTTCGGCAGCGCCGTCGAGGTAGCCTGACACCGCCTCGGAAAGATCGCGGATGTTGTAGTCGCCGGTGTTGCTCAGCTTCACCGCCCCGGTGTCGATCTGGGTGCTGATGACCTCGGCCGGAAGCACTAGCGGAGCGAGGTGGCCAGCATCCAGTAGGGTCTGCATGCGGATCTCGTAGGCGATCCCAGTGAAAAGAGCTTCCTCGCTATCTGTCAGCCAAACGCCATTGCCGCGGAAGGGTGTGGCGGTCATGCCGACCAAGCGGAACCCGCAGTACTTGCCCAGATCGTTGAGAAACTGCCGATACAGGCCGGCGTCCTTCGGATTGATCAGGTGGGCCTCGTCGACGATCACGCACTTGATGTTGCCCAAGACATGGGCATGCTTGGCGACGCTGCCGATCGTGGCGACGATCACGTCAGCATCCGGCTGGCGGCGACCAATGCTCGCGCTGTAGTAGCCGACCTTGATGGTGCGCGGCAGCATCGCCTTGAGCTTCTCGGCGTTCTGCTCGGCCAGTTCCTTGCTGGGGACGATTACCACTGTGCGCGGGTGATACTCTGGCCAGGTATCGAACAGGGTCTTGGTGATGGCGGCGGCGATCAGGCTCTTGCCACCGCCAGTGGGGACCACCAGGAGAGGCGCTGCGTCCTCTTCACGGTGGCGGTCCCACCAGTCGATCAGGGCATCGACAGAGGCCTGCTGATAGTCGCGCATGGCGAAGGTCATGCCGCATTCTCCTTGGCGCCCAGTAGGCGCTTATCGAGGGTGTCGTGGATGGTTTCGCTGGATAGGCCGTCGGCACCGTTGACGAACTGCTCACCCGTCAGCGTGTTTCGGTAAGCAATCCAGTTGTCGTCCTCGCTGGCGTCAACCGGCTCGGCGAAACGATCAAGCAGCGCAGGGATGAAGCGATGCGCCTGGCAGCCGGCCAGTTGATCGTCCTTGCTCAGCACCTTGTGGTGCCGCTCACAGACCCATGTCCCGTCGCGGGTCGGCGTGGCGTGCGCGCAGGTCCTGCAGTTCGGCAGAGGGGCTGCTGTGGCATGGCAAAGCGAGGAGTAGGGGCACCACTTGCACTCGAACCAGGCCGGGTCTTCCGTGATGCGCTCGGGAGGGCGATCGGTGAAGATGATCCGCTCGGCCTTGTCGACCAGGCGATCGGCCTCGGCGGTGTTCTCGTCGGTCCGGCAACTGGTGGTAGAGCGTCCACCAGGTGAGGCGCAGGTTAGGTAATGCCGCGTCATGCCAGTGAAGCGCATGTAGAGCACGGCCTGGGCGTAGTAGACAGGGTCCCAGTGGCGAAGGGCATCTTTCTCGCCGTGCTTCGCCTTGCAGGCATCGAGCTTGGCGAATTTCTTGTCGTTGACCTGCTTATGCTCCCAGACGTGCCAGGTCTTCGGTGCCTGCAGGATGCCGTGAATGGCGCCGTCCATGTGCCCACGGAAGTGGCCGGCTAGGGCAATGAACCCGAATTGCTTGCCGTCCTCTGCAACTGTGTGGAGTTCGACCCCAGGAACCAGGCGAAGGCGATCCGCCTGGACGTCTTCACCTCGGTGACCATCCTCGATGGCCTTTGCGGAAAGGGGGCTGAAGGTCTCGTTCTCGGCCCAACGGAAGGAGTACCAGAGCCGCCGGGAGCAGCTCTGGCCAATTGCAGAAAAGCCCAGGTAGGTTCGCCTGGGCTCTTGTGCTTTCTCCCGTACCAGGGCCGCGTCGATGGCTGCCAGAGTCGGGTCAGCCATCAGGTTCGCGGGTATGGCAGCCATGATGCACCTCAGCGGCTCCAGGGAGCCTTTGCTGCACCGGCAGCTTGCGACTGTTGCTGTGCGGCAGCGGCAACATGCGCCGGCGGGGTGCCTGTTGGTACGCCGCCAGTGCAGGATTCGTAGCCCTTTACCTCGTTCTGGTCTTGGTACTGGCCTCCCTTGTCCTTGCGGATGCCCACCTTGATGCGGAGCGGCTTGTCATGCAGCTGACTGGTGTCCTGCAGTTGCATGACGCTGACCGCGCGACAGAGGGACGACAGCTGACCCTGACCGATCTGCACGGCCTGTTGATTGGGGTTGTCCAGGGTGATGCTGGCGAACACCAGCCGGCCCTTGAACTGGCCATCGATGATCTGGAACTTCAGCGAAATGTAATGGCCGTTGTTGGCCTTGGTCGGCTTGATGTCCGAGCTTTCCACGATGGCGGTATAGGTACCGGCCGGGATCAGCTCGAAAGACTGGGCGGGCTCTACTGCAGCGGCGTTGAAGTTGAGTTGTGCCATGGTGTGTTTCCTCGTTACTGGTTGACTGCTTGGGGTTGTTCGGCGCTCTGCGGGTTGAGCAGGGCGCTGATAAAGGCGTTCCACTCGAGCGGGAGACGCTCGGGCATCTGGTAGCGGTTCTTAGCGATGAAGGAGGGCTTCTCCACCAGGTTGAGCCAGCGATTGCCGGTGCCGGTAGCGATGTTGCGCGCGCCCTTGATGGACTTCGGATCACCGTCTTGGCGCAGGAATACCTCCGGCGCCGCATAGCCGATGACGTCGGCACGCTCGTAGATCAGCTGGAAGGCGCGCTTGTGCAGCTTGATCTGCACTCGGTCGTAGGCCGCCATCTCCGGCGGCTCGAAGCGCACGATGTCGCTGTGTGCGATCAGGATCGAGCCTATCCCTTTGGTGGCGGCGAGATAGCTCAGGGCATCGAGCAGTTCACGCCAGCGATCCAGGGCCATGATGTAGCCCTTGCCGTAGCCAAGGTCCTCGATGCTCTTCTTATCCTCAGCCCGGGCGACGGCATCCCAGATCAGGGGCTCAAGGGCTGACAGCGAGTCGAGCACCAGCCACTTGAAGAAATGCTCTTCGCTGGCCAGGGCGCCGATAGCCTCCATGACTTCTTCGAAGCTGTTGGAGACCGGGAAGGCCGTGGCCTCGATGTTGCCCAGGCCATCCTCGGTACGGATGAACACGCAGTCGGGAGAGTTGGCGGCGAATGTGGTTTTCCCGATTCCGGGGCCACCGTGAATGCAGATGATCGGCGGCCGGTCGTTGCTGACTTTCTTCAGGGATGCGAGCGAGATTGCCATTTCAGCTTTCCTCGTTGATTCGTTCGATTTTCACGGTGGGTTTCGCGGGTTTCGTTTCGATGGCCGGTGCGATCAGTGCCCAGAGGCTGGGCTCGTTGGTGCGCAACCACTTGCATCCGGTTTCGTCGAGCTTCGGTTCGCTCTTGATGGGACGCATGTGCGGCGGCAACTGCTCGACCAGATTGGTGAGCTGTGGAATGTCGGCCTTGTAGGTGAGTTTTCCGCCCGTGGTGACCTTGAAGCCTTCCAACTTCTGGGTCTTGCTGCCTTCATCGGGACAGCCAACTGCAGCGACGATCTGCTGCTCAATTGCGATGCGATCGGCATTGGCAGACGACTCACGGGACTTGGCGTCGATCCAAGCTTCAAAGAGCTCTTTCATGGCGGACCTCCTTTTCTTGGCGCCGGAAGCGAATGACGCAAAGGTCGCCGCAGATGTTGGTGAAAATGGGGTTTCGGTAGCCGTGTCGACCAGCTAGCTCGACAGCCGCGCGAATGCTTCGGGCGGCGAATTCTTCGATGTCTTCAGCCTGATCTTCGACTATTGGACGAGTAGTCATGCAGTTCTCCACTGGCGGCATTCGCCGCCGGTTCCTTCGTAAGCAGGCGGCCCGTCGAATCGCTCGTGATCAACCCATGCGGGATGATCGTCAACGTCGTCAGGGATCGATTCGGGAAGCGGCTCTTCGTAGTCGGGATCGCGCCAGTCGAGGAGCGATCGCCAATGACTCTTGCGATGCATGGCGCCCTCCTGCTTACTCGGCGTATTCGACGAACTCGCCGTCGGCGTTCAGCTGGTACCAGGTGTTGGGCTCGACGCCGTTCTCGCCGACCTTGCTGGCGCGGACATGGATGAGTCGACCTTCATCGTCGCGATGGCAGAGGACGATGGCTCCACCGGCAGATGCGCGAGCGCGGCCTTCGATACCCAGGGAGGCGGCGATGGATTCCTGTCCGCTCACCTCGGCTGCCGAGTAGTCGCCGGTGTTGCTGGCTGCCGATTGGTAGCCGGTGTTGCTGGCTGCCGATTGGT